GCTAGATGTAATGGAATGAATACCGTGAAAGGGATGCCGAGTCATCTAAAAGCCGCTTATCATCATGATCTAATTGTCGGACAGAACGAATGGTCTTCCAAATATGATAAATTTAAAACAGGAGATAAAGTTCGTATGGTATATGTCAAGAAACCCAATAAATATAATTTGGACATGATCGGTTTCAAAGGAGATTGGCCCGAAGAATTTAATAATATTTTCGTGGTTGATTATGAGAAAATGTTTAGCAAGATATTCCATGCCGCAATCGAGAGATTCTATGAAGCAGTCGGATGGAAACTCAGAAAACCATCGGAAAATCTTACAGTGGAATTGGAAGATTTGTTTGGATTGTAATATCTATTAAATAATAATATGCAATTTACGATTTTATTTGAAAAACTTTTAAACGAACTTGTTGATACTCTTTTTCCAACCTTTGTAACAAAAAGAGCAGAAGGAGCGAAAAAAATAGAAGAATCCGCAAGGAAAAAAGGTTCTTTTGCTATCTTAACTGCTTACCACTTTGCTGGTAAGGTGAAACCATATGCTGATGCTTTGCGAAAAGCTAAGAAAGACGATAAAGAATCCCATTTCAAAGCAAAATATAAAGAAGCTTATGCTAAACTTAAAAATTTGGATTCTCTTTCACAAAAAGAATTTCAAATGATCACAGGAACTCTTGAAGCATATGGTGAAGTCTACATCCAAGCAAAACATCCAAAAGATTATTCGAAATAATACTTGCATTCCCCTGTAACTAGGGTATATATTCTTATCAGGCACAACACCCTGATTTTACACAAACATATGAACACAAGCAAAAACGCATACGAGATAAGGCTCGATATATTGAGCATAGCACATGGTGATTTAATGACAGTTTTCCACGAGAAGCTGCATAACGCCAAAAAGAGAATGGTCGGCAACCAAGACGATAGTTGGGTAGAAGATAAAATTGATGACAAAGTTATCAGTGATTTGCTTCCAACTTCGGAAGAAATTATTAAACGCGCTAAAGAATTATACGCATTTGTAGAGAATGCATAAAAATTGGTGATAGGTCGCGCCTATCTGATCTGGAATAAGCAGGAGGAAGTCCAGCGAGAATGATGATAAACCCTGCACAAATTTATTAATTATGACAATACAAGAAGCATATGTGAAGGGGTTGAATGATGCAGAGAATCGAATTATCGAAAATTTCATCAATCTATTGAATGATAAAGAATATGATGTGGCATTCCCCAATCCAAAGTTGGAAATCGTTCGTAAAGTAATCAAAGAGCGATCTGATTATTACTTTAAGATGGCAGAAGGAAAACACGGGGTGGCATTAGGATTCCAGAAAAAATTACAAAACAACAAATTAGAACTTGAAAAAGCAAAATAATCCATTAAAATAAAACAGTATATGAAAGAACAAAAACACGTAGCAATCATTGATCAAATCGGACGTAACATCATCGGTAAACTCGTAGGTGAAACGGAAACCACACTGACACTTAACAATCCAGTCATTCTATTCGTTCAACCAGAACAAACAGGACAGATTCAAGTTCAGAGCTTTCCAGTATTCTTCTTCGAGTTCATTAACAAGGAATTTCGTGATCAGAATAACTGGACATTTAACAAATCTAATATCGTAACGAGTGATGTGATTTTGGATGATAGAATTTTGCTTCAATATGAGAAGATTAATACTCCTCCCGTTGAACAAAATGCTCCGACATCTTCGCCTAAAGTTATTTCGATTAACGATCTATAATATGTCACCAGAACAATTTACATATTGGTTGAGGGGATTTTTCGAAATCTCTGATACCAATAATTTGAGCGAGAAACAAGTTCAGATCATTCGTGATCATTTGAATTTGGTTTTCAACAAAGTGACACCTGATAGAAAAGATGAGAATATTGGATATAAACCTTTAGATACAAGATTTACTGGTACGAACAATAATCCATTATGTAAGCAAGAGATTGATTGGAGGGACAATCCCAACTTTAAACAAATAAAAGAAGAAACAAAATACTGTTAAATTATGTCAAAAGATATTGATAAAGATATTTTAGCGTCTTTGAACGCTTTGGACGATGTAGTTCCATACTCAGCATATCTGAGTGATTCCACTCTTTCCAGTGTAAATGACTGGATTGATACGGGGAGTATGGTTCTCAATGCTCTGATTTCTGGCTCGTTGTATGGTGGTATTCCGAATGGACGCATCACACAATTAGCAGGACCATCAGGTGCATTTAAAACGGGACTTGTAATGCAAATTCTGGCAAATGCGCAGAAGAAAGGTATGATTCCTGTCATCTTC